TGCGGTAATACATTCGCCACAATCCAACCATACATTTAGGCGTGTCACAGAAAACAATGTAGTTGCTGCATATTCTTCGGGTACATCTTCTCAATGTGCAAACGTAGAAGCATCTATTGCAACATCATTTGATTTGTTAATCGACATTTTAGATGGAACAATTTTAAAGGGTGCAACAGAAAAAACCACTGGTACGTTACTAGATGTTGCTCTTCTATTCAACTATCCAGATAGTTATATTACCGATCAATTAAACACAAAGGTTGCAGTAAGAGCAACATACAATGACTATCCAATTATTGAGGCATCACCATATACACAAAACGCTTCTATCATCTCCAAATTAGGTGGTGGTGGTGCTGAGGTTGACGGTGCTAAGGTCAAGCAACCTAACTGCCCCTTCCCTGGTCTAACTATCGCTGGAGAAGCTAAGTTCCCCAACCAAGGTAAGTCTATGGTTGCAGCTGCCTTCACGATTGTCTCTGAAGGTGGAACAGGTTATAAGATTACTAATGATGGTTATGTGCAGTTAGTTTCTGTATTCTGTATCTTCTGTGCAGATGGCGTTCTCGCAGAGAGTGGTGGTTATGCATCTATCACCAACTCCGCTACCAACTTTGGTATCTTTGCTCTCAGAGCGAGAGGATTTAGAGAAGAACCATACAGTTTCGATACTTGTACTATTGGCAACGTTTCTTCTACTCCAACTGGTAGAACAATTCTTTCTGTTAGTGGTCTCGGAAGAGAACCTCTAGAGCACTATATTGGTAAGATTGAAGGATTTGAAAATGTTAACCCAGACATCGAATACTTCGTTGACACTGTAGAAGGTGTTACTGTTGGTCCTCCTTTCTCTGCTCAACTTACGTTTGAGTCTGGATCTGGTGGTCCAATGGAAGTCAAAAACATTGCAACGCAGAATATTGTTTCTCTTGCATCTTTGGTTGGTGAAAAACTCAATCTACACAGACCTTCTATTGTTAACTCTTCTTCCCACACATGGGAATATGCAGGCGCTGGTACTAACTACCTAGCACTACCAGAAAACGGTGGTGTTAAAGTTGAATCCAATGAGCAAGTATCCGAAGATTACGGTAGAACATACGTATCTGGTACTGACGAACTGGGTGACTTTAAGGTTGGTACGTTCGCAAGAATTGAGAACAGAACTGGTAACATTACTTTCACGGGTACTGTCACCATCTCTGAAGTTGAATTCTTGAAACTAAAAGGTGGAGACGTTGTTGTTACTGGTTTCGATAACAGCAATACACTTGGTGGTGCTAACTCAACTGATTCTAAACTGCCCACACAGAAAGCAGTTAAGGATTTCATTACCAACAATCTTGGTCCTTACATTAACAAGCCATACTCAACCAATCCAGTTCCTAGAGCATTGGTTGAACTTACCGATAGCGGTAAGATCTCAGAATCTCAAATTCCACCTCTACGTCCCTTCCAGGTTTACACAGTAGCAAATCAGGCAGAAAGAGTTGCTATTGAAGGAGCACTAGCAGGTGATATCGCTATTCAACAGGATATTACAACGTCGTTTATTCTAAACAACGACAACGAAAGTTTGTTCACATCATTTGCTGTTGATTCAACACTGCAGTTTACTATTGGCGATGTTTTCACTGGTAGTATTACTGGCGGTAAGATCCAATCAACTGAGTATAGACAAGGTGTTGTCTACCAACTTAATATTACTGATGGTGGTTCTGGATACGTATCTCCTCCAATTATCACTGTCTCTGGTAACCAGCAAAGTGGTGGTGTTCCAGCAAATGTTACTGCAGAAATTGCAAATGGTCAAGTTGTTATCTTAAACATTGAACTATTTGATAATTACATTGGTGGTAAAGGATATAATGTTCCACCAACAATTACGATTGCTGCTCCTGCAGGATCAGGAACACAAGCAACTGCAACTGCATTGATTGAAAGCAGAATATATGGAAATATTGTTAACAATATTAAAGTTGAAGATACCGATACAATTCAATCTAGTGATCTTCCTCCTGAGACAATAAACATTAACCGTGTTGTTAACACATCTGCAAATAATACTAATAACTGGGTATCTCTATCCACAAACCAAATTTCTGCAACTGACATTACTTCTGGTGTTATCTCAACTGCACGTCTTGCGTCAAATGCATCTGGAGAAGAGAGTGCTGCTAACTCCTTTACTTTCTTGAGAGGAGATCAGGCATATGCACCTGCGGTACAAACACTCAAAGGTCCAGAAACCAGATACTTTGCAAGACTGAAGATACAAGCTAACAGTGGTGCTTCACAGTTAATCTTTGAATCAAGTTCCGATTTCCTCAAGGGTCACGAAGTTCAACCTATTACTGGTGTTCAAGCAGATAGCAATATTGACGGTGTTCTAACAGAATCTGGTGAAACTACAATCACCCTTGACAAGTTTTTAACAGCAACTCTTCCTGCTGGAACTATTCTAGAATTTAGCAGGGGAGGTTCTCCACTAACATTTGAATCTTCCCAAACACAGGGTGGATTTATTGATAAGATTGTCGTTGCTAATGGCGGACAAAACTTCGATGCTGGTCCATTCTTTGATGTCCCACTAACTGGTGGAGCTCCTGGTACAGGATTGAGAGTAAACATTATTACAAATGGTGGTATTGTTACTGATGTAACTATCACAGATAGCGGTCAAGGTTATACATCAGATTTTGCTATTACATCTTCTCCAACCGAAATTGGATCTGGTAGTGGTCTATCACTACTTGCTAAGGTATCTACTGTAAACAGACAGTATGCAAACGTTGCTATTGATATTCAGAGAGTTTCTAATCTAACAACTTCTGGTGATGCATATGGAACACTAGGTGTTGCAAGATTCCTTAAGCAGCAATTCTTGATTGGTGATGCTGGTAATGGTTCTGTTGCAATTAATACTGGACCAGATTCAGGTCTTGACGCTGATACTCTTGATGGCGCACAGGGAACATTCTACTTGAATGCAAGTAATATGAGTGCTGGTTTCTTGCCAACTGAGAGACTATCTGGTACATATAACATTAGTATTTCCAACACTTCTGGTAATACGCTAAGATTGAAAACTGCAGATGCTCCTTTATCTAACCCATCTCCAGATGAGTTCTCTGCTGGTATTATCTCTGATACTAAGAACAACTCTGCTGATGGTTTGTTCGACGGTGGTTCTAAGCACTTAGTGTTAACTATCAGAAATGGTGGTTCTGACTTTGATGCTACATTTGGTGGTGTGAGGCAACTTGCATTTACTGATGGTCAACCTACTAACGGAGGAAACCTATGGATCCGTGGTTCATACAATAGTCCTGCTAATGCATTTGGTAACTGGAACCAGATTTGGAGTTCTGGAAATGACGGTGTTGGATCTGGTCTAGACGCAGACAGATTAGATAGTCGTCAAGGAGAGTTCTACCAAAATGCTGTTCATATGAATAGCGGTACTTTATCTGATAATAGATTGCCATTGTTGCAATCTGCTAAAGATAATCTATTCCAGTTTAGAGTTGTTGATTGGGTTGGTACTCCAAGATACACAATTCTTGTTAGAGACGAGCTTCTAAACAGCACACCATTTGTGGCTGGCGAAACCGTAAACCTATACGATAATGGTGGTAATGGTGTTGGTGAAATCACACTAACTAAAGTAACACCAGTTCAGGATGTTAATGATGCTGCTAACAACTTTACGTTGTTAACTGGTAGTTTAACTTCTGGTAACTTTACCTCTGCTACATTCATTGGTACTGGTGGAGTTGCAAATGCATATGCATTCCAAGACTTCAACTTATCACAAATTGATGATAATGTAGATGGTTTAATCGATGGTACATATCAAGTAATTGTAGCAGAGAGTGATGGTGGTAATGCGAGACTAAAACTTGGTAGAGAAGGAACAGCTTCAGATCCTTCAATTTACTTCAAGTCTTCTCAGTTAGCAGCTACCAACTACAACTCAGCAATTATTGCTTCTGGTGGTAGTTCTTCTGATGGTAGTGGTACTCTAGAAGTTAAGGTTGGAAATTCCTCTGCATTTACCATCTTAGGTAACGAAATCTGGAATGCTGGTACTGTACAATTCTATGATGCAAATATTGCACCAACTCTAGACGCACAAGGCAACATTACAGTTCGTTCTGCTGTAATGCGTGATGCTGATGGAGACTTTGCTGCTGGAACAATCACCGCAAACCTAACTGGTGCTGCTTCTGCGAACGTTCTCAAGGCAGGCGATACTATGACTGGTGCTCTGGTCATTGGTAGTGTTACTGCTGCCAACCAGGCACTCAGTGTATCTGGTAGAGCAGACTTCTTGAGCAACATTACTGTTGCCAAGGATCTAACGGTTGACACTAACGTCTTCCATGTTGATGCTACCGACGATGCAGTTGGCTTCGGAACCTCAACTCCTGATACTGGAATTCCAATTCACGTATTTAAAGGAAGTGTCACTAACGATACTATTCCTACATTAATGAAGTTGGAAACTACTAGGGGTGATTTTATCAGCACTCCTGGTGGTTCTCAGATTATGTTTAAGAACCAGGATGGTAACAATAGCACCAACGAAGCATACATTCAAGCAGTTACTGTAAATAACACCACATATGGCGATAACGATGAGGCAAATACCAACTTCATCTTTAGACAGACAAACGGTGGTACTGCTCAGGATAACGTAATCTTCACTGGTGATGGTCGCGTTGGATTGGGTATCATGAACCCAACAGAAAGATTACATATTGCAGGAAATGCATATGTTTCTCAGGCAATCACATCGATCCAAGGTCTAACACTTGGTACAACTGCTAACAATGATGATGCTCCTATCTACTTCCTAGGTAGCACGGGTGGTCTTGTAAGTGGTGGTCCTGATCAGTTGAGTAACTTCCGTGTAGGCAACGGTATGATTGGTGGTGATATTTTTGAGATCACTGCTAACAACGGTGCCCAAGGTTCTACTACCTGGAAGGGAACACCTGCTCTTGCAATCCAGGGTACAAATAATAGAGTTGCAATTAACTCAACTACATTCTCTGGTCAAGATCAGACCGACCCACAAAACATCATTAACAGAGATTATTCTTTGAACGTCGAGGGTGACCTTAACATTAATAATGGCAATCTGTATGTTGATAATGCTCCATTTGTAACTTCACGATGGACAGAATCCAGCAATGAAAGTGGTGCCAACATCTACAGATTATCTAAAGTTGGTATCAATAAAGAAGACCCATCATTTACATTACATATTGGTGTTGATGAAGTCAGTGATGCTAGCGTAAATATTGAGGGTACTACATATAGCAGCGGAAGGAATACTTCTGTTCTCCATGCTAATGGTGATCCACAATATTTGGATTCATATGGTGTATTCAAGTGTAACAGAACCGTGGCAGGTGAAAGTACAACAGTTCCAGCAAACACAAATGCGATGAGCGTCGGAACTATTGAAATTGGTGATAATGTTACTATCACTGTCGCCAATGGCGGAAGTTGGACTATCGTATAACAAGAGGAAAAATGTCAAGTATATTAAAATTAGATAAATTACAAACTCCATCTGGACAGCAACTAATGTCCTTTGGTGCTAATGGTCTTGTCGATTTTGATGGACCATTTCAACCAGCAGGATTTAACTTTCCGTCGTGGCCAGGTGCTGGTGGAAGACCCACCAATCCAGTTGTTGGTACTATGGGTATTAACAGTGGAATTGCAGGATCACCAATGATTGAGGTATACCTAGGTCTCAATTCAATAACAAGTGAACCAAGTTGGTTGATGATTAGCGGAACCTTAGTTTAATCCCACATAAATAATAAAAAAGATAACTGCATTATAATTCACAATGGCTAGTATCCTTAGAGTAGATCAATTACAAAATAAGCAGGGAGAACCAGTAATGACACTCAGTGGTAGTACCATTGAGTTTGCTGGTGGATTTACTCCTTCATCCGTTGTAGTTCCAACATGGACTACATCTTCCAGACCCACGTCTGGATTAAACATTGGTTATTTGGGATTGAATACAGAAACTAATTACCTAGAAGTCTACGGTGGGTTAAATGCCATAACGGGTGAAGCGATGTGGACTAGTATGGGTGGAGCTGTTAGTGGTCTCCCCTTCAATCTATACGATCAGGATGAAATTGATTCTTTTGCTACAGCCATGCAAGGCAGTAAAACTACTTGGGGAGCGGCTGGTACTAACTACCAGTATCAAACAGATGCTGGTGCTGATAGAATTAATGATGCACAATCTGACATGTATGATGCTGGTAACTTTACTCAAGTTAGAGTTAGTGGTGCTGCAAGTAGCAACATCTTCTATGATCAGCAAGGAGGTGAGCACGTTGGTGTTAGATATAAACCACTTGGATATTCTTGGCCTCTGGTTGCAATCGCGGTTGCTGAAGATGGACAAGACGTTCAATATGGTTTCTCAAGAAGTGGTGACCTAGGTGCTGACGGTGGTGGTGGATCGCCAGGGCAAGTAACAGTATATGACAATGCCACAGTAGAAGGATTTAGTCCTGTTTACGCATGGCTTGTTAACAAATCATATAACCAGAATTCTGACCCTGGTGTTATGCACCTATATTGCACGGTTGGTCACCCGCAGTGGCAAAGTAATGTTAGTAATGGATTTACTGTCACTACTTTCAACTCCAATTCTAACAACGATGTTTCTCAATACGAATCAACATCAAGAAACTGTTTTGTTTGGACTGCTCTCGTATCAAATGGTCAAACCCAAGGTACTATCAGTCAAAATGAAGCACGATCTTTTGTTCAGAACTTCTTATCAGACGCAAGAACACATTTTGGTCTATAATAAATAGTATAGTATCATTCGTTTTTGATTACCATGGATCCAACAACACTTAAGGCAAATTTCGAGGAGCAAATTGCTAACACAGAAAAGCAAATTACTGATCTCGAAAAGAACCTTGCTAAAGCAAAAGAATATAAAATTAAATTAGAAGGTGGTCTGGAAACTATCGGACTGCTGGAAGGTGACGGGGCAGCGCCAGAAGGTGCGTCAGAAGGTGATCTCGAAGCACCAACTGAATAACTCCCAGATCCCTTCTTCCTAAATAGGTAAGAAGGGATTTTTGTGTGTAATGGCGTCTCCAAATTCAAGAGCTGATCTTATCACATATTGTAAGAGGCAACTTGGTGAGCCTGTATTACAAGTCAACATCGATGACGAGCAAGTAAATAACGTTATTGATGATACGTATCAGTTCTTCCAAGAGAACTGTTACAATGGCATGGAGAGATGTTTCATGAGGCATGAGATCACTGCTGATGACATAACTCGCTTCAATGGAAAATCAGTAACATCATCTGGAACAACAAACTGGGAAGAGTCTACCAACTATATTCCTATCCCAGATCATGTAGTTGGTATCAGTAAAGTTTTTGGTTTAGTCAGCAACTCAATTAGATCCAATCTTTTTGGTGTTGAGTATCAAATGTTTCTGAATGATCTATATGCATTTGGATCTCTTGATATTGTCAATTACTTTATGAATAAACAGTATCTAGAAACTCTAGATATGATTCTGAATAATGGAGCATTCCAACAATTCAGATACACACAGCGTCGTGATCGTTTATATCTTGATATTAATAAAAAATTCCTCAATGAAGATAGATATCTTGTAATTGAGGCACATAGGATGATTGATCCTACAGATGCTACCGAGATGAATAATGATATGTTTGTCAAAAAATATGCTACTTCTCTTATGAAGAGACAGTGGGGTATGAACTTGATCAAATACAATAATGTGCAACTTCCTGGTGGAGTTACTCTTAATGGTAGAGAACTATACACAGACGCACTAGCAGAAATTGAGAAAATCGAAAGCGAAGTTCTCAGTAAGTATGCATTACCACCTATGGATATGATCGGATAAAATGCCTACCAGTCCCTATTTTCCAACGTATTATCAAGGTGATGCAGGCGAGCAAAGTCTGTATCAAGATTTAGTGGATGAACAGATCAAGCTTTTTGGATCTGACATTTACTACTTACCAAGAACTATTCTACAAGATAACACACTAGAAGAAGTTAGATACTCTAAGTATCAAGAACAATTCCAAATTGAAATGTTACTACAAAACGTAACAGGTTTTGGAGATGGTGCAGAGTTTGTAAGTAAGTTTGGTCTTCGTATTTCAGATGAAGTAATTTTTCGTGTGTCTACAAGACGATGGGATGAAGAGGTGTCTGAGCACAGTCCTAATCTTACTGTTACAAGTAGACCCAATGAGGGAGACTTGCTGTACTTTGCACTAACAAAAGATATCTACGAGATTAAATTTGTAGAGAAAGAACAACCATTCTATCAGTTTGGTAAGATCCAATTCTATGCTATCACTGCTGAGATCTATGAAGTCGGTAGTGATGATTTTGATACTGGTGTTGCTGAGATTGATGCAGTAGAACAACTTTTCGATAGTTCTATTAGACTATTCATGGATCCTGGTGGGTCTGGAGATTTTGTTGTTGGAGAAGAAATTGTTGGTGATGAATTCTTAGCAAAAGCAACAGCAACAATTGATAGCGACACAGTTAATTCAATTGTTCTCACAGATGGTGGATCGCATTATAAAGTTGCTACACCACCATCCGTAACTATTTCTGGAGGAGGTGGAACAGGTGCAACAGCTACTGCAACGGTTAGCTCTACTGGCATTGTTAACGGCATTGCTATCACCAGTGGTGGGAGCGGTTATAGTTCTGCACCTACTATCACGATTGATTATTCCCCCAAAGATAATAGAGCAGAAGTCAAGTCTTGGGATAACACAACCAGAGCTCTTGAGGTCTACAACCGAACAGGAACCTTTACTACTGCTGAAGTAGTCACTGGACTAACTTCAGGTGCCACCTGGTCTCCTGAGACATTTGACACTCTAAATAATACGAGTTCTGCTTCTTACGATCAAAATCGTGAAATCGAAAATGAAGCTGATGAGATTATCGATTGGACAGAAGGTAATCCATTCGGTGAATTTGGTAACTTTACGGATAGCATCTAATGTTAGGATCACATTTTTATAATCAAATTGTTCGCAAGAATATTATTGCGTTTGGTACTCTTTTCAATAATATTACATTGAGAAGCACTGATCCCAACGATGGTTCTGTGTTGGAGGAAACAAAAGTACCTCTAGCATACGGACCTAAACAAAAATTTTTAGTTCGCCTTACTGATAATTCTTCATCAAAAGTGGCGATGACTATGCCACGCATCTATTTTGAGATGACAAGTATAGATTATGATTCTTCCCGTAAGACATCACCAATTCAAAAATATAAAACAATCGTTGCTGATAATGGCAATGAAGTCAAAGTGCAGTATGTTCCTGTTCCTTATAATATAAGTTTTGAATTAGGAGTTATTGCTAAATCTCAAGACGATGCTTTGCAGATTGTAGAACAAATACTACCATACTTTCAACCATCATTGTCTGTTACTCTCAACATGATACCTGAAATGAACGAGAAAAAAGATATTGCTATTGTTCTTAACAACATCAGTAGCGAGGATGAGTGGGATGATAGTTTTATGGATAGAAGGTCCATTACATATATTTTAAACTTCACTATGAAGTCTTACCTCTACGGTCCTTATAGCACTTCTGATATTATTAAGAAAGCAATTATTCACGAGACAATTGGAGATCTCGCTGTTAATAGAAGAATTGCTACAAGAACATACACACCCAAAGCAAAAGTAGATATCAACGAAGATGGCAACATCGATGCAGCAGATGATTTGCTAGTAACATCCGCAGATGACTTTGGATTTAACGAAGGGATTGAATGGTTATGAGTAATCTAGAAGAAAACATGGAGGAAATCCTTAACATTAGTGCTGAAGTTGTTGAGGAATCCAAACCATCTAAACCACAACCACCTAAGGTTGATGCTGAAGATCGTGAAAAAGATTACAGATATACACGTACTGAATTGTACTCCCTCATAGACAAGGGTCAGGAGGCGGTCAACGGGGCGTTAGAGGTCGCTCAGGAGAGTGGGCACCCAAGAGCGTATGAAGTCGCTGTAGCGGCAATGAAGCACGTTGCAGACATGACAGACAAACTTGCTGATCTTCATAAGAAGATGAAGGATCTTGACGAGGATAAGAAAGGTCCATCCAAGGTTACCAACAATGCTATGTTTGTAGGATCTACAGCAGAGCTTCAGAAGATGCTCAAAGATATGAGTGGGGGTAAACGCTAAATAATCTCGTACACCCTCGTCGGTTGTCATGAGAGATTATAAAGAACTAAAAGAACTCTGTGAAGCAAAGCGCGGTCTCTACGCAAATATCCACGCAAAGCGAAAACGAGGAGAAGCACCAGCGAAGTCAGGTAGTAAGGACTACCCCGCTAAGGATGCTTTTCAAAAGGCGGCGAGGACTGCCAAAGAAAGTTTTGAACTCACCACAGAAGCAGCCTGGACAAAAAAGTCAGGCAAAAACAAAGAAGGAGGTCTCAATGAAAAGGGACGAAGATCTTATGAAAAGGAAAATCCAGGATCTGACCTTAAAGCACCAAGCAAAAAGGTTGGAAACCCCCGTCGCGCATCGTTTTGCGCTCGAATGAAGGGCATGAAAAAGAAACTAACCAGCAAAAAAACTGCTAGTGATAAGGACAGTAGAATCAATAAATCACTAAGAGCTTGGAACTGTTAATATGAAACCTCTATATTATGAAAATTGTTTTCCTGAACATCTAGCAAAAAATTTAGAAGAATACTTACTCAATGCTCCATGGTATTGGGGATATTACAGTCATAAAACTATGATGCAAAAAAGTTCTCCTCATTGGAGTAATATTTTTGCTGGTCCTAAAAACAAAAGTAAAGAATTTTACGACTGCGAAAACGAATTAAATGGAGATGTAAAATCTTTATGGGATTATATAAAACCAAAATTTTTTGAGAACGATGTGTTAGTTAGGTGTTATGCTAATGGTGTAACTCCTGGTATGGATCAAAAATTACATACAGATGATTTACACCCTGGTGCTAAAACTTGTATTGTTTACGTAAACAATGAATGGATTGCGGACTGGGGAGGAGAAACAATTGTTTGGGATAAAGACAAAAGATTAATAACAAATTCTTATCTACCAAAGTCTAGATCTCTCATAGTAATTGATGGGGGTTGTTGGCACGGAGTAAGACCAATTAGTACAAATTATTGTAGTGATATGAGAGTAACACTGATGTTTAAAACTAGACCCAATTGGAATTGCTGACATACATGTTAAAAGTATGTTAAAATAGAACAATTTTACTAACACCATCTATAATTACATTATGAGTTCTGATATGACAATGCGTTTAAACGACAGCGACATCACACGTTTAGTTAAAGCCTGCCAACTCTATCAAGAGAAGACAGGTTCCGAATACATGTGGGATGAATATAACGATTTAATTCAAAAACTCAATACTTACAAAGAACAATATTCTGTATCAAAATGAAATCTTTAATCAC